CAACTCGTTACAGAGCGTTTGACAGGATTACAAGGTGATTCATTCACGAATGCAGCTATGCAATGGGGAACAGAACAAGAACCCGTTGCCAGAGCAGCCTACGAAGTCCATACAGGACACTTTGTCGAGCAGACAGGGTTTCATACCCACAAGTCCATAAAGTGGCTTGGAGCGAGTCCTGATGGGTTTGCAGGCTCAGGTCTGATCGAGATCAAGTGCCCTAACTCAAACACCCATGTCGATTATTTACTAGCTAAGGAGGTTCCCACTAAATACAAGCCACAAATGCTTACTCAAATGCTCGTAACAGGTAGGACTTGGTGCGACTTTGTGTCGTTCGACCCAAGACTTCCTGAACATCTACAGTTATTCGTCGTTCGTTACGAGCCAAAACCGGAAGAGCTAACCAAGATCGAGGCTGATCTAGTTGCCTTTCTCAACGAAGTTAATCAAATGGAAGAATCGCTATGCCAAAAGAACTAACAGGATCAATCAGCAAGAACAAGAAGAAAGAGAAGGATGTTCACCCAGACTACCGAGGTTCAGCAATGATTGGCGGGGTTGAATACTGGATCTCAGGATGGGTTAACGAGGGTTCCGACGGAAAGTATCTGGGCTTAAAGTTCCAGCAGAAAGACGGGGAAGTAAGATCAACCAAAGTCGATGACGACGATTCAGTGCCATTTTGATATGTTAAGCGTACACCACCAAACCATGCTGAAAAAAGCGTTTGCAAAGCGTCCTGCAAACATTTCCGACGATTCTCCGGTCTTAGAGAGAATCATTCACATCATCAAGTCTGAGGCTCCAGAGTGTTTTTGGAAGCCTACAGAGTTGGAAAAACGGAGGTTCTTCAATGCACCACGGCCAGGAACTCCTCACGAGGATGCGGTCTATCCGTTCCCGAAAGGCTTACTATGAGCAACTGGAAAGAGTTAATCGAGAATCAGACGATGAAAGATCGGTTCAGACCCGTCGAGGAAATTTGGAAGGATCACGGTTGGATACCTCCGTCCACACATTGTCCGGACACAATGGCAAAGCACAAAGCGTTTAAGGAGTGGTCGATCCGTGGCATCGTGGATCAACCTTATCAAGCAAGTTAAGTCGTCTGATGTTGAGGAGATAACGGCAGCGTATAACCAAGCGTTGCCGTTTGTCGTTCAGGACTGGGCAAAGATGATCTTAAAGTTAGCTAAAAGCAAACGACTTCCGATCATTGAAAAGATCGACAAGATACATGGGGACAAGATAGGCCAAATGGTGCGAGATGAAGTTACCGCGCAACACAAAAGACCTAAGACTTAGACGGAGGAACAACGCCCTTAACGCGTTCAAAACTCCTCATCCCAGCGATCCCCAACATACCACTCAAAATAACCCATAGAGCGTCGGTATCTAGCATGGGAGGAGGCTTTACCTCTTGCGGGACAATCTGTTCTGCTTGCATCCAAGTCCACGCCCAGACCAAAAGAGGATAAGCAAGGAACTGATAGAACATCGCACCCGCACCTACCCAACCGATAGCAGGTCGCCATCCAGCAACAAACATATTTTGGTTAGCTGCTTCGACCTTGTTAACTTCCATCTGACCGAGGTCTATTGCTTGGTCGATACGCTTGGCTTCAAGCTCAAGTTCCATGCGTTCTCGGTCTGATGTGTGCAAGTCTCCGATAACTTTTCCGACGCTATCAACGATAGAAGATATTCCGAGCAGGTTCATAGCTTGAGCGTCCTAGAAACCCAACCAAGAAGAAACTTAAGTTGGCTGCGATCACGCAAAACAATATCCCGATACCTAGCGATCTTCGCCAGCGCGTAATAAGCCACAAAGAGCTCTGGATTGGCTTGGTTGAGTGCTGATATGGTCTTGGGCCCGATAACGCCGTCTGGGGCCGTTTTGACGCATATCTGGGCAAGTTTGATAGATACAGGAACGCCAGCATTGACAGCAAAGTTAAAGAGGGACGAGGCTATAACGTCATGCGTTAAATCATCGCCTTTGATCTTGTCCCAAAAGTTTTCTCTGTAAAAGTCTCTGACTAACTGTGTCGGAGGCGTTTCCTGATAATCAATGTGCTGCCAGCCCTCCCATTTAGGGTGCATCTTGCGAGCAATACCCGCGTAGGTCTGGCCGCCTCGGTCTCCCTGAACTTCATGAAGGACGTAACCTCCTTCGTCCTCCATCATCTTGTCGAACGCTTGTTCAAAGTTAGCCAACTGCTGCTCCTCGGAAATACGCTGTCCCATCAATAACTTCGACGAGTTCAGGAGGCAAGAGTAGACCATCTCGGAAACATAAAACAGCAAAGCCTGAGCACCAGGGAACGGGATTGTCCTCGATATAAGCGAACTGACCGCCATCAGGATCGGCCAACATCCCCGTAGACACACCGTATCTACGCCCGCGATAGTCACCCCAACCTTTGATTTCTAAGAGATGGGTATGCCCTGAGACCGTAGAGATGCCTGCTTTCAACGTATTGTTGTAGCCAGAGTGGATGCCTGAATGTTGGAGCCTGTGCTTGATCATGCAGATGTCATTGACCATCACCGACCAACTGACAGACCACTCTGGCAAATGATCTTTAAGCGTTGTTCCTTGGATGCCTTTGTACTCAGGAACCGCGCCAGCTAGCTTTCGATCAAACCGAATGTCATGGTTGCCCGTAGTCCGATGCAAGAAAGTGCCTAGACCTTTACAGGCCTTGACGATCTGATCCATATGCCACTGAACCGCCTCAAGTTCATCGCGTAGGCTTGTGACCGGAGACCAGTCCATAGGGCCAAAACGAGAGATTGTTCCTCCATCGAGAATATCTCCGTTTGCGATAATTGCTTTGGGTTTAAGCGTCTTAATGAGTTTTAAGAGTGCATTAAAACCGGCTGAAGGCTCACCAGGCATAAAGTGAGCGTCAGAGAATACGATCACATGGCCTTCAGTTTCTAGTGTCGCTCGCTTGCGATTTTCAGGTAGCGTAAAACGAGCGTCTTTTGTGGGCAAAAGGATGTTGTATTTCTTCTCGATTGCCCTTCGTCGCTCGTACACATTCCGAAGGGTAAGACCAATACGGTCTGAGATTTTTGTTGGGCTTCCTAGTTCTTTCCAGACTGCGATGAACTCTTCATCTTCTGACTTTTTACGCACCGCCAAGCTCCGCGCTCTATGCTCTGGATCATCTTTCGCGGGATGACCAGAGACTGAGCAATTGAGTCGTCAGTAAATGACTGACAAATTTTCACGCCCTGCTTGGTCTCTGCTAGCAAGAATCCTATTGAGACAACAAGCGGGACTTGAAAGTCCTTGGCTTTCTCTGGGCTATCACCCCAACCCAAAGTGTCGTGGCAGGCATCTTCCCAAACTACTTTAACTATCGGAAGATTGTGCTTCATTCTTCTTGTCTTTTATAGCGTGAAACCACTTCCAGACAAGCCAGCCGGATTGTAACACAATGTAGAGCAAGGTGGCAACAGCAACCCATTCGTTTAAGGTTAGTCCACCTACCGTCACGGCTGTCGTAATAACCACGGGAGGCGTAGCCTTTGCAGCTTCAGTGATTAGGTCGCTTTTTTGCTCAGGAGACATAGTAAGAAATGGTTAGTGAGCCGCTGTTGACGATAGTGTAAGTCTGCCCTGGGGTGACGCTGACGCTATTATATGTCTGAGTTGTTGCAGCACCACCAACACCTCCAGCAAAGGTTAACCCAAATCCTGTTGTGTTAGATCCATTTGTTGCTGGAGTTAAAAACTCAAGCCCGATCATGTAGTAACCCCTGCTCTGATAAGTCGAAAATTGACTATATAAAATCTGACCGGATGAGGGTGGGTTGTTGTAGTAAGCAAAATTTGCAGTATTGCGAACTGTGTAAGTCGTGGAATATTCGTTGGCAAAACCTAAATTACTAGCAGCGGCATCATTGCCCATGTTGAAAGTGTATCTTGGGATAGAAATGGTTCTTTGTCCACTCCCGCTAGCGTTAATTTGCGACCTAAAATTTACAATTTTTGTATATAAAGCGCTCCAGGTTTGCGATTCTGTGCCGTTAAAATTTACAGTCGGGTAAGTGTTTACCCATGCAACGCAGGCGTAATCATTTGATGACCAATATGCAGCAGTACCGTTTTGCCCCCTGCCAACAACACTCACAAGGGATGTCACACCAGAAGGCACAGTGAATGTAGTCGTACCAGAAGGAAACGAGTAGACAGTCAACACACTGCCGCCAGTAAAGCCTAAGCCTCTAGCTGAGATCGACCCTCTTGTTCCGATGGAAGGCATCAGACAAACCTAGTTTGAGAAGCAAGCACCGTGAACGTCGCCGATGCAGTCTTAATGACCGTGAACGAATAAACATCAATGGCACTTGCGTTACCCGATGATGGAACTGCTGTCTGCCATTTTGGTGTTACACCACTGGTCGTCCCATCAACTTGGATTTGAGTAGCGTAGTAAGCAGTCGTGCCGTTCGTGTTAAGCAGGCAACAAGTAATTGACTCGCCATTGCTCAACAGAGAATTGAGTGTTGTGCTTCCATCTCCGCGAATATTTACAACAAAATTAGATGAGGCATTGGAGTTGTTGTATAGGATACTTTGAGTGATGAGATTGATAATCGCCGTTCCACCAGTACCAACGCCACTAACAGTAACCTTTTCTTTTGCGTTGATAAGGTTCAGTTGCACAGCGCTGTTAAGTACCCCCGCCTGAAACTGACTGATATTGTTGCCTGTGATCCTAGTGGTCATAACTAAACCTCCACCCAACTTGTTGTTGCTTCATCCCACTGATACAGCTTCCCGTCATCAGGCATCGCTACTGGCGGATCCCATAGGCAGGTTTGTTCGTTCAGCAGCCAAGATGGATAGGGTTTTGGCGGTATAAAAGCATCGCGGTCTATGTCATACCGATAGCCTATTCCTGCATAGTTTTTTCGAAAGGCTTTAGATTGATCCGCTGACGGTTCGCCAGTTACTGGATCGTAGTGAATCCCGCCTCTTGTGTTGTATGAGGTCTGACGATAGGTATCACCCGTTCTAGCGCATAACTCTAATTCTTTGCCATCATCCTCATCACGCCCGACGGTAACGAATACAACCACGCCCAGATTATCTATTTTTGCAAAGTGAGCCATGTTTATCCTCAGCTAAATGTGACCGTTTCTGAGGTCGTGGATGTTGCTGTGACAGTGTAAATTTTGTACCCTGAAACCGCCGTAGACAAACTTGACGTAACACCACCAGAAAAAGTTGCGGTGTATGCGGAGGGTATTTTCAATATTACAACGCCGGATGACCCATTTCCTCCTGCTGATGGGGATGTACCAACTGCTGTTCCGCCGCCACCCCCGCCGCCTCTATTTGCTGGTGACGCAGCGGAGCCTGCGCCTGAATTTGATCCATTACCACCAACGCCTGAGCCACCGGTTCCAGCAGTTCCAGTCCAAACGCCTGCACCACCACCTCCAGCATAACTAAGGGAGGAACCCGAAATTGATGTCGTGTAGCCCGTACCACCATTTCCGCCAACATTTGTAGAGGCATTCCCCCCGATGCTTGTAGCGCCACCGCCTCCGCCGCCTGGATAATTGCCAGAACTTATACCAGTTCCACCGTCATTACCTTGACCAGCCGTTCCTAGCCCTCGCGTCCCCTGGTTTCCGTAACCAGCGCCGCCACCTGAACCACCATTACTAGCACTGACAGGTGTCGACGGCCAACCACCTCCTTTGCCGCCACCAATACAAGTATTAGCAGCGAGAACAGAATTAGAACCATTTGTATTAGAAGATGAAGTGCTTGTTCCGCCAGCGCCAACCGTGATGGTGTAAGTTTGCCCACTACCCGCGCCAAAGGAACTTTCAATTAAACCACCTGCCCCGCCACCACCGCCACCAGCGGAGTTTCCTGAAGGGCCGCCTGCCCCGCCACCAGCAACCAATAAAAACTGTACTGGTATGTTTAATGTACTAACACCAAAAGCATCAGATCCAACCCATCCCTGCGTTGCATCAACATAGGTAAGCGTTACAGCCCCCCTAGTTGTCGTCAAAACAGAATTGTTTGTAGCTCCGTTGATATTATTTCCGTTTCTTGCCACCGTCAGATTGTTTATCCCCCATGTTCCAGCGTAATCCAACAACTGAACCTGTTGACCTGCGCTTGGAGATGCAGGTAGCGTGACGGTAAACGCTCCGGAAGTCGTATTACACGGATAAGCATTACCTGCAACAGCAGTAAATCCTGTGGATTGCACAGACTGCCAAGTAAGACCACCGCCGCTACCGCCGCCTCCTGGGATGTTTACTGTTACTGCTCCGGTTGATGCTGTAGCGGTAACGCCTGCTCCAGTAAAATTAAAACTGGTCACTGCGGAAGTTATTTGAGTACCTTCATCAGATACCGATACAGAACTACCCCCGCCACTAGCAGCAATCGTAATCGCGCCATCGCCGTTTGTGATGGTTACGTTAGAGCCTGCCGTTAGAGTAGCCTTGCTTAGACCGCCAGAAGCGTTACCAATAAGTAACTGGCCGTTCGTGTAGGTTGTCTGTCCAGTGCCTCCATTGGCCGCTGCAAGTGTGCCTGCGAGCGTAATCGTTCCACTTGCAGTAATGGGCCCGCCAGATGTTGTAAGGCCAGTCGTACCGCCGGAAAGATCAATAGATGTGACTGTTCCAGAGCCACCGCCAGCAAGGTATCTGATCTGGATGAGCACACCGCTAGCTGGGGCTGTTGTGAAAACAACATTAGTCCCCGATACCGTGTAATCAGTCGTTGGTAACTGAGCGACACCGTTTTCAAGCACAAGCACGTTATTGACTGTGATACCAGTTACGCCCGTGTTGTACGTTGTTGTTGTTCCATCACCGGAATAATTAACGCTTGAGTAAGGCGTAACCGCGCCAGTTGTGACCGTTGCCCAGGTTAAATTACCAGCACCGTCAGACTGTAAATATTGTCCGCTTGAACCGTAAGAAGTTGGGAAAGTATAAGTCTGTGTAGACGTTGTGGCAGCAGCACTCGGCTGAATACGAAGCGTTTTTGTGCCTGTCCCTGAGTTGTTAGACTGCAACTCAAGATAACCAGGAGTCCCTGCTCCTGTGTTTGCTAAAACCTGAGCGTAACCAACAAAAGATGCCTGCCCCGTGTCGGTAATGGTTGCGGATGAGTTTTGAAGTAACTTGCCTGTCGTTGAGTCGAAACGAACAATTGCATTGTCCGTCGAGCTAGCAGGGCCGTTAACATCACCCGCCGTCAGAGTTGCGTACTCAAGAGCTGTAGCACCGCTGTTTACCCTAATTACTTGATTAGCGGTTCCAATACTCGTTAGACCGGTTCCGCCTTTACTTGTTGGCAGAGTGCCTGTCGTTCCCGTCGTAAGAGGTAAACCTGTTGCGTTGGTGAGCACACCCGACGTTGGGGTTCCAAGAGCACCATTAAAAAGCACTGGAGCGCCAGCGGTTCCCGTGTTTTTTGTAAGTGCAGTAGCTATGCCTGTGCCGAGGCCGGAAACACCCGACGCAATAGGAAGGTTGACTGCAAAAGAAAGATCAGCAGAAAGTGGTTGCCCAAGTGCGCCACCAAAAACAACAGGCGCTCCAGCAGTGCCTATCGTGTTCGACAACGCCGTAGCGACATCAGTGCCTAAACCACTCAAAGAAGCAACAGGGTAACCAGTAGCATTTACCAAATTAGCCGACGATGGTGTGCCTAATGCGCCATTAGGTGCAATGTAATCCGACCCCGCAGCGGCAGCAGCAATAACACCAGACGTAGCTTTCAAAAGACCCGTTGTTGTTGCTGCTTGAAGAGATTTTCCTGTTGTACCGCTAAAAGTAACAATTTGGTTATCAACAGAAGAGGCAGGGCCGGTTACATCACCACTACTTATTGCCGTACCGTATTCAAGAGCAGTCCCGCCAGCGTTGACTTTCAAAACCTGACCAGCAGTCCC